TGTGCCTTCCATGTGTCATCTTGTGATTTGTTCATCCAGATAGGTGGACATTGATCGGACTTGACATTACCCGTACAGACATAGCCTCGATATTCCTTACCTGTTTTGGCAGATGTGCCCTCTTTCATAACCATATGCCCGTGCTTACACAATGGCGCTTCATCGATCAGCTTGCCGCCTAACTGGCTACCGATCTCAGCTATAGCATCCAGGGCTGTTGTAAACCCATCCTCGGTAAATGGCTTAGACCAGGGATCAGGCTCTACCTGTGTCACAAATGCCTGTGGCATAGACTCAACAGCGGCCATGTTTTCTTTGGTAGGTCTTGTGTCCGACCCTAGTAATAACCCAATAGCGCGACCTATTGCGCTTGTGACTGTGTCCTCGACGAACCAGCGTTTCATGCTCGCCTGGTATGACTCGACGCGACCAAATGCGTAATCGATAGCGCTCGCCTTTTCGTCCTCATACTCACGAAATAAGCGACACTCGATCAAGATGTACCCTGCAACCGCGTTAAAGTCGATGATGTGTGTCTCAATGCGACCAGATGGATAAGCTACCCAAAAGCGCTTGATGCGAGCTGCGACGTCCTCGTAATTGTCCAGGAATCCCATTTAGCGGCCTACCTTTGTTTTACTCAAAGCTAGACCGACTGAGCGGCCATGATGGTAACCGACTGATTTGCCGTCTCTGTACCCCATGCTGTAGATCATCGTGCTTATTAACAGCTGTGCCAATATGGCAAAGCCTATGATTTGTTCTGTTGACATTTTGCTCCCGTTTCTGTTAGGGGAGCGACCTTGTCCCCTAGCCAAAGCCGCTCCCAAAAGACATAGTGACGGGTTAAACTGACAAGGTCAAGACAATCGGCCTTTATCGGCGTGTCTCACGCTTAAATGGCAAAGCCTCAACCTCGTCTATATGGTCATCGATCGAGCGCGCTAAATCGTTATCTAGGTCGTCCATAGCGCTTACCAGCGACAACAAATGTGCCGTCCTTTTCGATGTAAATTAGATCGACCTGTACATTACGATCTTTGATATACATGATGGCAAAGCCCGATTGCCAATTTGCATACCCCTTGACATAGCCAGCCTTAGACATGTCCATCAGGTTGCCGACCTCGACACCATGCAAGATGCGACCCCTGCGACCGTTCATAGCCTCTGTGTAGGAGCTGCGTCCCATCCTGTGAGTGTGACCAGATATGACCGATTTACCATAACGCCTGGCCGCTTCTAACGCTGAAAGTCCCCCATGTGGCTTAATTGGCGTGTGATCGCCATGCACGGCCACCCAACCAGGGGCGATAGGTAAAGCGTTGCGATGGTAGGTAATACCTAACTCATCGAGTCTCATAAACTTTTCAAAGCGCAGCTCTGGCAATGATAGAAAACTAGGTATTTTGTGCATGATCTTTGTGTATAACCGATCGCTATGGTTAGACCTGACCATTTGGGTCACTTGTAGATCGTAAAGTATCTGAACAGCCGTATCGCGATCATCTCCCAAAGTCTGTTCATACGCCTCTGGCGTTCCATCCGCAAAGCGGCTGATTGTGTTGAAATCAATTTCATCGCCTATTGTCACAACCTCATCAGGCTTAAATGATCTAATAAAGCTGACCAGGTTTTTAACGGCGTGCTGGTCATGAAATGGAATCTGCATATCGCTGACAACCACAATTCGACGCATTAGTCCTCATCGTCGTCATAGGGCAGCGGCTGTATCTTGTTAGGCAATGTCGGCAAAATCCAATCAGGATAAGTGTCTCGATCGCTCATAAGTGCCAGGGCGATTTCAATGCTAAAACCAGCCTTACGCAATGATTTGTAATACTCGTGCAGGGCAATACTGTAAGCGTCTAGGGCGTTGTAAGTGTCTAGGTCAATGACCTTTTTACGCGCCATGACAAATCATCGATCCAGTAAAATGTTGTAAATTTCGTCGACTCTGGCGTGTAGGCGCTTGATCTCAGCCAGTAAGTGAGTAATGACAAAACCTGCAAAGCCGCCTAAAATGGCAAGACTAGCCAGGTAAATAGTAAAAAAATCGGTCTGTGTCATTTTTTGGTCACCCCAAAGGATGCGTCATTAGGGTTAAGCCAGCGCATAATGACTGGCGCTAGTGCCGCGCCACCTGCCATCGCCAAAGTTTTAGGGTCAGTTACCCCTGCCATGTACAAGGCCAAAACAGCGGCCAAAAATGATCGTGCCCATGAGGCTGCTAAACTTTTGGCTTGGTCCATTTCTTTTTTTCCTTTGTTTTGGTTGTAGGCACAGTAGGTACTGCACCGTCATAAGGCTTATATTTTGGCACACCAAAGCCCACAATTTGTTTAGATAATGAGCGTTTCTTAATCATTACCATCCCACCGTTGCGCTGGTCTCCACCAGGGCCAGATGTATTGCCCTCGATGAGTGTGACCTCATCTTTGCCATGTTCAAAATCTAAAACAATGCCTACATGGCTAATGCGATCGATGCCGTCGCCAGGAAAATCCATAAAAGCCAAAGCGCCTATCGTAGGAATTGTTGACCATCGATTAGTTTCTTTAAACACATGTGCGCCTTTGGCTGTGCTTACAACGCTGTGTACCTTGACGCCAGCTTCTGCCAGTACCCAATTACAAAATGAGCCGCACCAGGGCAGGCCGTCAGCCTTCATAAATTTGCCGTACTTCGTAAGGTTATTGCCTTCCTCGACTGTGCCGACTTCCTTTAGCGCAATCTCAAGGACCTTTGCAGATGTACCTAATGGGTAGGTCATTCTTTGCCAATTTTTAAATTTTCAGGCAATGGATCTTTATACTCCCATTTAAAAATATACGCGCCATTGCCATCGCTATCATCTTGTAGCCAAATTCCAATTTTTGTAAAATCAGTAACAGGATCAATTTCAGGGTATGCTTCTACAATTTTTTGCCATAATTCCATTTTTTATCCTCCTAAGTATTGGCACTCAAAGCTGCCATATTGGTTGCCTGTGTCGATGCCTTTAAAATAATTCAATGCACCGCCTGATGTCTGAAAGACTGCAATTTCAATGTAATCAGCCTCAGCCAAAGATAGTAAACAGGTGATTGTCAATCCGCTAAAAGTGTTGGTGGTTGATGGCGTCGGCCAGCTTCGAATTAAACTGCCATTTTTTCTAAGATCGAGACGGCGATTTCCTGTGGCATTATCGCCAAAAAATCCATACGAGGTAAATAAGTAATATCCTGCTTTGCCTGCTGGGATAGTAATGCGGCTTGTGTTGGTCGCTGTGTTATGAAATGCCGTCGTGTCGAAGTTTTCAGAATTCCAGGTAACCAAAGTTGATGTGTTATTGCTGATTGATTGTGTCGCATTTGTGTCGTATAGAGAGCATCCAACGAAAGTCGATCCAGATGCAGGCGCAGCCCATTTAAGGCCTAATGTCTCAGTAGAATCTGCTGTAAGTACATGGCCATTAGCTCCGATAGGTACTCGTGCTGGTGTGTTATCTGCACTAGCGCCAATCAGATCGCCCTTAGCATCCACAATGGCGTTTTGGATAGCGTTAGCATCATCTGTTGTAACCCATGTAAAGTCCATGTCAGTACCAGATGTTTTAGATAGTACCTGGCCAGTAGTGCCGCCTTTAAGATCGACAAGGGTTGTATCAATACTGTCGCCTAACAGCTCAATAGCTGTAGCGCCGTCCTTTACAAGGTCTGTTGAGGTTGGTACTGACCAACCAAAATTAGGTGTTGTTGTTGCCATTACGCTACGACTCCAATCGCGTCAAGCCATGTCAGGGTTGGACTTAGTGTGTTCCAGGCTTCTGCTGGGTTGACTGACTCCCATTTTACAGCGACCTGGCTGAAATTGACGGGCGACGCGTTAAATGTCACCGTCAAATTGTTGTATGTGGCGTTAAATGTCCAGCCTTCGACATAGCCCTCAAATGAGCCTTGACTTATGTTAGGCGGCAAGTTCTGTATCCAGACTGGCAGACCAGTAAATATGTTAATAAGCGCATCTCGATCGCTGTCATCGATCTCTGGGTTTCCTAGCTCAAATGTAATGCTTTGGAATTTGGCATAAGGATCAGCACGTAAGGCTATTAGCCGATCTGCATATGCCTCAGCATCCACAGCATCTTTAATGCGTGATGTAAATGATTGAGCATAAAGACCATAATCGATGATGCTTTGAGCATCCTCAGCTGTGTAGGTATGTTGTCCGCTATTGCCGTAGGTAATGGCAAATTTATTGCGTATGTCTCCGACCCGTGTTGTAACCGATAAGCCTGCCCCGTTAGCGTGATTAGCGTCTAGGGTTGTATAACCGTTGATGGCTAAATAATTCTGCCGATGCTGGCTGTCGGCATAGCCTATGTTGCCATTAGCATCCTCGTATAACAGCCCTAGCGCGCTTGTGGCGATTTCTGTGGCTAGGCTGTAAAGGTCTGTCTCATCGCTGCCTCGTGCAATCATAAGAAAATCGCCAGGGCGATCAATCTCGCCTAGACCTAAATTAAGTGCCTCGGCCCATGTCTCTGTTGGGTTGTAAGTCGCCCACGTCAGCGCGGCAGGTACATCTTGCCACTCGCCTAAAAGATAATTATCTAACAGGCTGTAAATCTGGTCGCCGTCCTCATCTTGTGACAATACGCCAGGGTCAATGAATTTAGTCAATTTAGACAATGCGCCTAGCGCCGTTATTTGTACAACGGTTGTGACGGCCACAGTACCAACCGCGTTAACTGTAGTTGTAAAATCTGTAATATACCCGCCAAAGATAGGCACAAAAGTCCCTGTGCTGTCTGTGACTTCTATTGTTATGCCTGTGCCTACTGTAAAGTTATAAGCTGAGTTATTGAGGTTTATGAGCTGCACCTGGCAATAGCCTGCAATAGGTTGGGTATTTACATCTGTGCGACCGCTAGTAATAGTTAAATTTTCTAAGGCAACGTCTGTAAGCTCGACGTCATTAACTAGGACTTTATAGACGGGTGTGTAGGCGCTCATCCAAAAGCCGCGCTTCCGAGCGTACCCCTGGCCTGTGAGTCATTAAGTATGCGGACGATCTGTCTAGCCGTTGACTCGCCATCGATGGCGCCATTGACTGTTAGGTTAATAACTGTGCCCTGACCGCCTAGACGATTATTAGGTACGATCGTGCCGCTTGTGTTAGGCATAAATAGCTCAGGCCCACGCTCACCGACGACATAGCTTGTACCAGCGTTGACTGGCCCACCTAGCGCCCTGCCGCCGCCAAAATTATCAAATACGCCACCGATTGCCTGAGTAACTGGGTTATTTTTTACAAAGTTAACCAGGGTCTTAATAGCTTGAAATGCCGTATTTATAGTGCTTACAAGGGTTGCAAATATATCAATCACAACGCCAACAGCTGTGCCTAACACATTAAAGGCTGTGCCTAACACGCTGCCAATTACAGGTGCATATACATCGCGCACAAATTTTGCGACCGCCTTAAACACTTCTAGTAATGGTTTTAGCTTTTCCTCATTTTCTGCAATCTTTGTTGTGACCTTTTCAAAGGCTGATCGCAGGCCGTTAATTACTGGCGTCAAGAATTTAGAAATGGCAGGTATCACAAATTCTGTGATGAATTTCCAAATGTTCTGCAATGTTGGAATTACATAATCGCGTATGTATTCTGTAAGGGTTGTAAATACTGGCGTTAACTTTGGCCCTAATTCCTCTGCTAGCTTCTGCACAGCTGGTATCACGTTATTAACAAAGCCGCTGACCATAGGCGTTATTGCATCTAGGACAAATGCGCCGACTGTCTCCTTACCTTCTGCAAATGCAACGTTAAGACGCTCCATTTTGCCTTGAAATGTGTCAGCCTTTGCTGCGGCCTGGCCGCCAAATGTGTCAGCCAATGCCAAAGTGATTTCATCTAGTGACATTGTTTTAAGTTCTGCTGCTGTAAGGCCTACCCCTAGTTTTACTAGTGACGCTGTATTGCCCTCAGCTGCCTTTGCCATTGCATTTGTAACGGCCTCTAATGACTTGCCTGACCCTGCCGCTACATCAATCGCTGTTGCCTGTAATTTGAGTGCTGCATCTGAATCACCTGTGGCGCGTACAAAGCGCTCAAAGCTAGGGCGTAGCTCATCGTCAGTCAGACCAGTTAGTAGCGATGTTTTAAGTATCTGCGACTCAACAGCTGCAATTTGTTTATCGGTAGCGCCTGTGACGTTAGCTAGGGTTGTCGCCAGCTTAGCCTGCGCTGCCTCGTCCTCGATCGCAGCCTTTACGCCATCGACCAGTAATTTACCAGCGTAGGCCGCCGCAGCTGCTCCTGCGGCTGCAAATGCTAGACCAGCCTTTTTGCCAAATGCTCCGACCTTGTCGCCAAAGCCCTTGACCTCGTTATCTGCGCCTTTAAGGTTTTTAGTAAAGTTATCGACGTCTGCTAATAGTTTAAGCGTTAATGCTCTTGTGCCTGCCATTAGCCCCACTCCTTCAATATCTTGCTAAATGCTGCGCTCCAGCGTTGTACTATCTCTGGCTGTATTCTGCGCAATGTAGGGTAGATAAAATAGCCCTTTGAGCCGCGACCCTCGCGACCTGACCAGATAGGAAATTGCTTCCACTTGTTAGAGCCAAATTCTGAGCCGCCCCAAATCTGCCTGGTATCTGCACCGCCGCTAAACTTCTGCGATGCGTAGCCAAATGTAATCTCGCCAATCTTGCTAGACTTTTTGACCCTTGATCCTGAGGCTACTCTGCTGGCGACTTTACGGCTTTTAAGTGTGTCTGCTGTCTGCACGATCTCTGCACGAGCATAATCGGCCAAAGCACCTGACTGGCGCTTGGCTTCATCGATGGCGGCTTCATCCAAATTTTTTAGCGCTTTAAACACTTGTGCCAGCTCAGACTTGTCTAGGGCTATCGGGTCATTTGCCATTTGCCCTCGCTTCCAATATCTCTATCGCTGTAAGTATGTCCTCAGCTGTTCGCCAATGCTCCATAGGTATTTGCGTGGCTATTGCTAGCTCGACGATTAGTCGGCTGACACTTCCGCGCTCGTGGCTTTTGGGTCGCCATCTCCTACCTCAACGTCGCTGACTGACTCCATCCAGGCCTCAAATGGCTTAGTTGTCTTACTGCCAGCGTCACGCTTATAGGCCAAATGTGCTACATACAAAATGTCCCACATGCCGCCGAATTGGGAGATGACCTTTTTGGTTGTCATCTCCCATCGAGCGTAATCAGGTGGGCGTACTGTGTATTCTGCCTCTGACCCATCTTGATATTTAATTGTTATATTTTGTTGCATTTATTTGCTCCCGTTTCTGTTAGTTTCTAGCTGAATGTTTCGGTGACTTCGCCCTTAGGTACAAGAAATGTAAAAGACACAGTCTGCGCGTCCATGCCTGAGCCACCTACTGTTGGGTAAGACGGCTTAATAGGAAATACAAATTGTGCGCCTGTAGCTGAGGTCATTGTGATCTGAATGTCTGTATCTGGTGCGCTATCGCATGCTGTCCAGATTGCCTCGCATACTGAGTTAGCCTTACCCCAATCTGCAAGCATTTCCAATGCAAATTCGGCTGAGACGTTAGTGGTCTTGTATGCCTCGCCATCTAGTGTCTGATAGGTCTGACGATCTAAAACCTTTGTGAGTACTGCGCTTGTGGCCTGTGCTTCTACGTCTGTCCCACCTGTAAAGGACAAAGTAATATCACGACCAGTAATTACGACGGTTGCCATGACTGCTCCTTATGTTGTTTGTGTGTAGTAGGTTGAGACTCGAATATCTGCGATTAACAGCGTAGATGCCCCGACTTGTGTAACTGTTGGCCTCTCGACCGTGCTGACAACGTAACCGCTAGGTATAACTGCCAGAACACTCATTATTAGCTGCTCGATGTTATCAAGCGATGCTGGGTTACTGTTATATGCAACAGCGACCGATATAGAAAAGTTAATTTTTGTGTGCAGCGTACTTTTGTTAATTGTCTGTAATTCTAAATATGGCGTATCCGGCACACACACAACGGCTGGTGGAATAATCGACTCTGGTACGTAAGAATAGACATTACCGGCAACGCTGCCTAATGCTGTGGCTAACGGCTGCCGTACCTGGCTTAAAATGGTTGACGCTGGCATTATTGGCACACAGTCTCTACGTCAAGGTATGGCATAAGTAATGTTGAGACGCGATTAGTTAAGCTGCGACCCATGCGATACGGCGTAGCTGTAAAGTCCAGACCTTCGATCTGGCCACCGGCTGCAACGCGTGACTGAAAGACCTCAACCGATACTGCCAGGATCGCTGACTCGATAGCGTCATTGCCGGCGTAGATCGCAGCGGCTGAGTAGCCTGAAAGCGTAGCTGTACCCGTTGGCACAATAGGCCGTAAGGTCACGTCTGCATTTGTGATAGCAGCCGTAAAATAGAAATTGCCCAATGAGGCATTAAGTGTTGTATTTGTATTGACGACTGATACTGTTGCGCTAAATGGCGCAG